CAAGGCGTTCCGCAGGTGGTTTCCGGCCGTCCCCGCGCCGGCTGAGACCGTGCGCCGCGGGGATCTGCGGCCACGGATCGCAGCCTCGATGTGTCTGCGCTGTGGCCGCCGGTGGCTTGCCGGGCGCAGCATCTGGCATCCCTGGTGCGTGGTGCAGCTGCGGCATGCCTTCGACCTCTATTTTGAACGACTCGGCGACGGCCCGTAGACCGCGACAGCACGCTCCGCTCCATGACAACGAAGGGAGCGTGCGCGCCCGTGGCGATCAACGTCGAGACCAGGCTGTCTCCCGGCTGGTGGATGGACCGGCTGTTTCGCCGGCTGTCCGACCAGAAACGCCACGACCGGCTGGAAGGCCTGCACAAGCGCTACCACGGCGACCCGCCGCTGCCGGAAGGCAACGACGTCGCCCGGGAGCTGTTCACCGCTTTTCAGCGCAAGGCCCGCACCAACTACGCCGAGCTGGCCGTATCGGCGGTCAGCGAGCGGATGAAGCCGGTGGGGTTTCGTACCGCGGTCGACGGCGACGAGACCGGCGACCAGGACGCGATCGACATCTGGCTGCGCGCCCGCATGAACATCGTGGCCGCCGACGTGCACGATCTGATGCTGAATCTGGGCGAGGCGTTCGTCATCATCGGCTGGATGGACGACAAGCGCGGCGTGCCGATCGTCACCGCCGAGGACCCGCGGTGGATGGTCAGCGAACCGGACCCGGTGGACCCGTACCGGCTGCGCGCCGCCCTGAAGTTCCTGCGCGACGACATCGAGGGCGAAGACCGGGCGTATTTGTACCTGCCGGGTGAGGTCTGGGTGGCCCGCCGGGAGGCGCCGTTCAGCGCCTGGGAGAAGTCGATCGGCCCGATGTACTGGTCGCCGAAGACCTGGTCCTGGGATGCGGAACGCTCTGGCACGCTGGGCCACCAGGCGCTGCCGGTGGTGCGGTTTTTGAACAAGGACGGCGCCGGCGAGTACGAGAAGCACGTCGACATCCTCGACCGGATCAACTACCAGACCTTGAACCGGTTGTGCACGGCCGCCCTGCAGGCGTTCCGGCAGCGGGCGATCGAGACCGCGATCGACCCGGACGATCCGTCCGGGGGCGGGATCGCCACCCAGGACGAGGACGGCAACGAGATCGACTACTCGGAGGTCTTCACCAGCGACCCCGGCGCGATTTGGTTCCTGCCGCCCGGGGCGAAGATCTGGGAGTCGGCGAGCGCCGACATGCGCCAGATCCTGGAGATCAACGAGAGCGACATCATCCAGTTCGCGGCAACCACCAAAACGCCGATGTACTACCTGAACCCGGGTGGGGCCAACCAGAGCGCTGACGGCGCGAGCATGCAGCGCGAGTCGCTGGTGTTCAAGGTCGAGGACCGCATCGAGCGGTGCAAGCCGCTGTGGTCCGAGGTCATGAGCATGATCTTCACGGTCATGGGCGACACCGAGCGCGCGGACGTCAGCAAGATCCAATCGCTGTGGGCCAACCCGGACCGGCTCTCCTTCAGCGAGAAGGCCGACGCGGTCAGCAAGCTGCAGAACACGCTGCCCTGGCGATCGCTGATGAAGATCGTCATGGACCTCGACCCGCAGACGATCGAGCGGATGGCCTCCGAGCGCGAGGAAGAGCAGCTGGCCCTGCTGCAGCAGCAGATGCTGCTGATGCAGCAGCAGCAGGCCATCGCCAACGCGAAGTCCAACGACCCGAATGTCGGCAAGCCCGGCAACAACAACGGCGACAACGCCACGGCCAGCGTGGCCGCCGGCGCGCAGTCGCAGCTGGCCAAGTTGTCCGGGCTGACCGGGTCGAACAGCACGCTCACCGGCGGTGTGTCCGCCGCACTGCGGGCGTGAGCCAGGGTCGAGGAGGTCGTTCATGCCTCTGGCGGCGATCGTGCATCTGGTGCCGGTCAGCGATCTCATCGAGCACGACGTCGACGACGAGCAGTTCTGCGTCTGTGGGCCGGGCTCGGAGTGGCTGATCGCCGACGACGGCAGCCACGGCAAGATCATCGTTCATCACGCCCTGGACGGCCGGGACCTGCGGGAGCGTGACCGTGGCTCGGCGCATTGACCAGGTCCGCGAGCTGCAAACTCTGATCAAGGCGCAGGCCGCCGTGCGCGACCAGCAGTCGCGGCTGGCGCAGGCCGGCGCGCGGGCGGCGTTCGCTGCGATCACCGACTGGCGGGATCCGGCACAGACCGCCCGGGCGGTGACCCAGGCGGTCAAGGTGGTCACCGCCGCCCAGCGGCGGGTCGCGAGCACCACGGACGCATACATGGCCCGTTCCACCAGCACCATCACCGGCCGGCGCTCCGACACCGTCGGAGCGATCGACGTGCGCTCGCTGCGCCGCAAACTGCCGCAGGACGTCATCGAGCAGCTCGCCGAGGGCCGGACCATCACCCAGGCGCTAGCCGAACGCGCCGCGAGCCGGGTCGAGGCGGTCGCCCCGGAGGACGTCTACGGCCGGGTCGCCGATCACGTCCGGTTCGTCACCGTCTCCCGCGGCGTCAGCGAACAGCAGGCCGCGCTGGAAGGCCTGCGCCGGGCGGCCGCGGCCGCCGACACCGACATCATGCTGGCCGACCGGGCCCAGGTGACCAGTTTCCTGAGTCAGCGCAAACCGCGCGGGGTGCTCGGCTACCGCCGGGTGCTGCACCCGGAGCTCGGCTCCGGCGCGCCACCGTGCGGCCTGTGCGTGGTCGCCGCGACCCGCACCTACCACATCGAAGAGCTGATGCCGATCCACGCCCGCTGCCGGTGCAGCGTTGCCGTACTCACCGGGGAAAGCGATCCTGGGCTGCAGCTCAACGACGAGGACCTGAAGACCGTGCTCTCGACGGTCTACCAGGCAGCCGGCGGCAACACGGCACGCCAGCTCAAGACCGTCCGCGTCGAGTTCGCCGAGCACGGCGAACTCGGCCCGATCATCGTCAACGCCGACCAGCACTTCCGTGGCCCGGACGACTTCGCCCGCACCCAGAGTCAGAACCTGGAGAAACGCTGGCTCGCCGAGCTCGAGGCGTTGCAGGAGCAGCTGGGCCTGCTGGTCGGGCGCGCCGGCGAGAGCAGCGAGGTCGACGCGGCCATCGCCTGGAACAAGAAGAAGATCCGCGAGTTGAGCGCGCGGCTGCCCTAGGTCAGCCCACGCCGATGGAGATGTCGACGCCGAGCAGCTTCCTGAGCCAGCGCGACCACCAGGGCCGAATAATGATCGGCAGAATGGCCACCTCCCGGAGCTGGCCGTCCCCGCTTCGCCATCTCACGGTGTCCCCCGGTTGAGCTCGGTGCATTATTTCGTACAGCGAGCACGCCCGGTTGATGGCCACCTCCAAGTGCTCGCCCTGGAAGGCGGCTGCTGAGTAGAGCAGGTCGTAGTTCTGCCCGAACAGCCGGCAGTGGATGGTCGTGTAGTCGGACGACGGATCCGTCATCAGAGGCCTTTCAGAATCTAGGCGCTGTCGTAGATGGGTGCATGCATCAAGAACCCACCCGCACCCGGGCGCCGGTGGCGATGAGTTCGTCCACCTGCTCATCGGAGAGGCACTGGCCGCCCGGCTCCTGCAGCCAGACGAACTCGTCGTCGCAACTGCGCATCTTCGTGCAGGTCGCGAAGTCGATGATCTCCTCATCGGCCGCGACGTGCCCGCCCAGGTAGAGGAACGAGCGGCCGCCGATGGCCGTCTCCTGACTATTGCCGACGGTGTGCCCGACGACCTCGTGCTCCTCGTACTTGCGTCGCACGATCTTGTACCCGGAGATCGTCGTTCCGCACGGAAGATCTGCCACTCGCATTGCTGCTCCTTCGATAGTTCACGCCCACGCTGCGGGACTTGGTGAAGAACCTGTCTAGATGGGGTTGTCACAGAACAGCCTAGCAGTCAATCACGACATCACAGACCTCCCTCACCGGGTGCCGGTGGGGGCTTTTTCATGCCCGCCATGGGCGCTCACACCCACCACAAACCCGACACGGGAGTTACCACCATGAGCCAGCCCATCCCCGGCCTGATCACCGCCGCCGGAGTTACCCCGGCGACACCCCCAGCCGTGCCGGCGCCGGCCGCCGAGCCGCCGGTCGCACCGGCGATCAGCTCGGCCGTACAGGCCATCCCCGGTCAGGTTCCGGCCGGCGCACCGCAGCTGCCGGCCAGCCTGCTCCCGACGGGCACGACCACCACGACGACCGCAGCGCCGGCCGTGGTGGTGCCAGGTCTCAACCCGCCGGTGCCGGCGCCGGCGCCGAGCCCTTCCCCTGCTCCCGCCGCCGAGCCGCCGACGCCCGCCACGGGCACCGACGGTGATCGCGGCTACCCGCAGGGGGTGCCGCTGGAGCAGATGAACGCCGACCAGCGGGAGGCGTACTGGAAGCATCACGCCCGCCAGTGGGAGGACCGGGCCAAGGCCCGCGCCGACTACGACGACCTGAAGGCCAAGGCCGGTCAGTACGACCAGCTGGTGGCCAGTCAGGCCACCGACCAGGAGAAGGCGATCGCCGCGGCGCGCGCCGAAGGCGAGCGGGTCGCGACCGGCAGGGCCGCGATCGTACTGGTCGACGCGCATGTGCGCGCCGGCCTGCAGCAGCGGCTGCAGCCGCACCAGGTCGAGGCGCTGGCCAGCAACCTCAACCATCAGCATTTCCTCGGGGCCGACGGTCTGACGGTGGACGCCGCCAAGGTCGCCGCCTTCGTCGACACCGTCGCCCCGACTCAGCAGCCCGCCGTCACGGTACCGGCTGCGACCGCCGCCCCGGGCGCGCTGCCCGTCGGCGTCCCGACCACCGGCCAGCCGGCCCAGCCCGTCACGGGCCTGCCGCGTGCGCTGCCGGACCTCGGTCAGGGCGCCCAGACGACCGCACCGCTCGACAAGTTGGAGGCCGGGCGCCAGCAGGCGCGCGCCTTCCTCGCGGACGGCGGCTTCCGCTAACGCAGCCGGCGCCGGGGTCCCCCGCGCGCCTCCGCCCATTTTTGGAGAACCCATGGACCTCGCAGTCCGCAGCTACGGGCCTTGGTCGCCCGAGAATTTCAGCTGGCTGGGCTCCGCGCACGGCACCGACTCGACCCAGACGATCACGCTGGTCAAGTCGCTGTTCAGCGCCAAGAGCTACTACACCGGCAACCAGCTCATCCCCGGCGGTGTCGCCCTCGGGCAGGTCACCTCGGCCGGCGCGACGCAGGGCATGTACGGCCCCTACGACAACACGGCCTCCGACGGCCGCCAGGTCATGGTGGGTCACCTGTTCGGCACCAAGTCCGTGACGGGATCCGGCCTGTACCTCGGTGCGGCCCTGCTCGTGCACGGCACCGTCCGCCTGTCCAAGCTCGCCGCGATCACGGCTGACCACGGCGTCGACTCCGCCGGTCAGACCGACGTCGCCGGCCGGCTCGTCTACATCGCCTGAGAGGGGGCGCAACCATGGCACTGAATTTCGATCTGATCGAGCCGGGCGTCCTCACGGGCTTCGTGCGTGAGCTGCCGGTTCCGGCCAACTACATCCTCAACCGGTTCCTGCCGGACCAGAACATCCGCGACATCGAGGCCGCGTTCACCACGGCGTTCACGCGTAACCGCGCGGCGATGTTCCGGGCGTTCGACGCCGAGACGCCCATCGGCGAGCGTGACAACTTCCAGCGTTCCCGGGTCGCGCTGCCCCCGCTGAGCCAGAAGATGCTGGTCGGCGAGGAGGAGCGGCTCAAGCTGGAGATGCTGCGCTCCGGTGGCGACAACACCGACAGCCTCATCCAGGCGCTCTACAACGACGCCCGGATCAACACTGAGGCGATCCTGGCCCGGATGGAGCTGGCCCGTGGCCAGGTCCTGACCACCGGCAAGTTCAGCTTCGCCGGCGAGAACGGCCTCAAGGGCATCGAGGCCAACTTCGGCGTCGACACCGTCGGCGCCACGCCCGGCTCGCACCTGCCGACCGCGGCCACCGCGTGGACCGACCACGACAACTCGGACCCGCTGGACGAGCTGCGCAGCTGGTCCGACACCTACACCGACGACTCCGGTGAGACGCCGGCGTACTTCCTGACCTCCCGTCAGGCGATCGGTCACCTGCTGCGCAACGCCGCAGTGCGCAGCCGCTACGCCAACCTGGGTGGCACGCCGAGCATCATCACCCGCTCGCAGCTGGCGGCGATCCTCGACTCCGAGGACCTGCCGCAGCTGGTGCAGTACGACTCGCAGGTGTACGTCGCTGGCACCGCCACCCGGATCATCGCCGCGAACAAGGGCATCATGCTCCCGGCGACCGCGTCGTCGCTGGGCAGCACCTTCTGGGGCGTCACCGCGGAGGCGTTGGAGCTGGCGGGCCTCAACAACCCGCAGTTGACCTTCGCGCAGGCCCCCGGCCTGGTCGGCATGGTCACCAAGGACGGCGACCCGGTCCGCACGTGGACCAAGGTGGCCGCGATCGGCATGCCGGTCATCGCGGACGCCAACAAGCTGCTCGCGGCGACGCTCTGGTGAGCGGCGAGCGCGAGCTGACCCGGCTGGTCATCCTCGACGGGGTGGCCTGGCCGGCGGGTTCCGTCCCGCCGGCCGAGGTCGCGGCCCGCATCACCAACCCGCTGTGCTGGCAGGCCGTCGAGGACGAGCCGGGACTGCCGTGGGGGCCGGAAGGCACCCCGAAGGTCAGCACCGCCAGCCAGCCGGTCATCCCGGCGGCGCCGGCCACCGGTATCACCAACCTGGACGAGAAGTCCGGCGACAGCGCCGTACCGGACGCCTCGCCCGGCACGGTCATCGCCCGCTCGGACCTCGAGTATCCGGTCGGCGAGTATCCGCTCGCCGACGACAAGGGTGACCAGGCGCAGGCTGGTCCGGAGGTTCTCGAACCGCCGCGTTCCGGCCAGGGCGCCTCCACGGCGGCCTGGCAGACCTTCGCGCGTCAGCACGAGGTCGAGGTGGCCTCCGACGCCACCCGCAGCGAAATCATCGCTGCGTGTCAGGACGCCGGCGTCATCCAGTGACCCACACCCGGCCGGCCGGCTCACGGCCTGGCTCGGCCGGCCGGGTGTGCCTCATCGCCCACGAAACGGAGACGAGATGCCGAACCTGCTGCGCACCTGCATCGGCTGCGCCAGCGAAGACGATCACCCGCGTCACGTCCTGGCCACCGCGGACGGTGCAACGGTGTCCTGGCATTTCGACTGCCACCAGATCGCCACCGGCTGTGAGAGCTGCAGCGGACAGCTGGCCGACGCACCCGAGGGCGCCAAGGGCGATCAGCTGCGCGCCTACCTGGTCACCACCGGTCCCGGCTCGGACCAGCCCGGCTGGACCGCACCGACCGGCTCGCAGGAAGGCTGATCATGGCAAACAACATCGTCGTCGCCGAGGCGAACCGGCTGCTGGACGCCTCGCTGGGCACCGCCGGCTTCGCCGCGCCGACCACCCCGATGAAACTGGCCCTCGAAACGTCCACCGGCACCAACACGGCCGCCGGCATCGAAGTCACCGGCGGCTCGTACGCGCGCCAGAGCATCACATTCGCGGCCGCCGCGTCCGGCAGCGCCGCGAACTCCAACTCGATCACCTTCACCGCGCTACCCGCGGCCACCATCACCGGCGTGGAGATCTACGACTCCAGTGGCTCGCCCCGGCGGGCCTGGGTCGGCGCGCTGAGCGCGAGCAAGACCGTCTCGTCCGGCGACTCGCTGAGTTTCGCGATCTCCAGCGTCGTCGTGACCCTGGCATAGTCGCGTGGCCACCCTGACCGGCCAGGCAAGCCTCGCCGGCGCCAGCGCCCTGACCGCCGGCGCGGTTCGCCAGCGCCCCGGCGCCGCGGCACTGAGCGCGGCGGCCGGGCTGAGCGCGGCGGCGGCACAGA